CACCACCCAGGTGCCGCTCGCTACTACAGGCGACGCCCAGAAGCGTATGCTAATACAGGAGGGGACGTTAATTTCTCGCAATGAGGCTGCGTCGGGCGGAATTTACGACCTCACAACCCCTTGATATAACGCAACTCTGAGCGAGGGCGGTCCATCGCGGGCCGCCCTTTTCTTTTGGGATAAGTCCATGCCGATCCTGTTCGACACCGACCCCGAATACGGGGCCTACGAGACGTTCGACTACGATAACGATAATGGCCGCGTCACCATCCGCCGGATCTGCGACGTGCAGCCGATCATCGACCGCAACAAGGAACTGCAGAACCACACCGACTGCTGGAACGAGGCGAAAGACATGCGCCTGGCGGCCAGCATCCCCAACGAGGTGGCGCTGATGTGGCTCAACGATTACGGCGTTAACTGCTGGCGCAAGGAACACTGGCCGGCGGTGAAAAAATTGCTCAACTCGAACGAGTGGAAATACCTTCGGACGAATACCTTTTACCTATGAAGCCCAACACCAACAAACACCGCCTCTACAACGCGCTGAAGCGGCTGGTGACCGAGGCCCATGTCTTAGCCGGAATAGAGCAGGACGTGCTGCCCGAGTCGCACGTCCCAGACGACGCCGTCCTCTGCGTGATCCCGCTATCGGCGCTGGAGCAGGCCCGCGAGGCGCTCGGCGCCGCTCGCCTCAACCGACGAGATCCCGATGCCGCTTGACACATATGCCAATTTGCAGACCGCGGTGCTGGAGTGGCTGGGCCGCCCGGCCGACCGGCTCTTGGTCGATCACGTCCCGGACATGGTGACGCTGTTCGAGGCCGAAGCCCGCCCGCGGCTGCGCACGATCGGCGGCGAGGGGATGGAGATCCTCTACACCTCGCCCGGCTACCCGGACCTCGCGATGCCGGCGGACTTCGCCGAATTGCGCCACGCGATGCTGGTGGATCTCGCGGTGCCGCTCGATTTCATGGCCCCCGCGGAGGCGGCGCGCTACGTTTGCGTCGCCGGCATCCCGCAGTTTTACACGATCTACGGCAGCACCGACGATGCGGTGCCCTGCTCGCCAGGCGGCGGCAACATCCAGATGCGCCTCACCCCACCACCCGACAGCAGCTACACCGTCAGCGTCACTTACCTGCGTGGCTTGCCGGCGCTCTCGGCGGACAACCCGACCAACTGGCTGCTGAAGGCCTCGCCCACGGCGTATCTGTTCGGGACCTTGCTGGAGGCGGCAGCCTTTATCGGCCACGACGAGCGCGTGCCGCTGTGGGCGCAGCGCCGCGAAGCTGCATTCGCCGCCCTGGAGCGCGCCGACATCAAAGCGCGCTGGGGCGGGCCATTGCAGGTGCGGCCGGACATGGGGATGCGCGTGCGCGGCGGGACGCTGTAGGTGGCGAGTCCGCTCGATTGGCTGCAGTCGCTGCTGGGCGGCGGCGACCCGGAAGCGACGGGTCAGGCGGCCGCGAGCACGGCGATGGCGCCGAATGTCCTGCAATACGCGCAGGACGTGCTGTCGGGAAAGATCGCAGCGGGCGGCGCGCTGGCGCAGAACAATTACGACCCGTCGCAATCGCCCGCGCAGAACGCGCTGAACCCGGCCGGGATTGCGCAGGCGACCGACGTGGCAATGGGGGTTGGCCCCGGCGCCATCCGCGCCTTCCACGGCAGCCCGCACAGTTTCGACAGGTTCGACATCAGCAAGATCGGCACCGGCGAGGGGGCGCAGGCTTACGGGCACGGGCTGTATTTTGCCGAGAACGAAGGCGTGGCGCGGGGGTATCGGGATGCGGTGACGCAAAAGCTCGGGGTCGGCATGGGGCCGGCTAATGAGTGGCTGGCAAGGTCAGGCGGTGACCCTCACAAAGCGTTGGCCATGTTTGAGGAGTTTGCTTCCGGTTTGCCGCCGACACGGGCGCAAGCTGAAATTCGCGCAGCCCTGGAGACCGCGACCAAGCCTGGTCACATGTACGAAGTCGACATCAACGCCGACCCGAAGGCGTTTCTCGATTGGGACAAGCCGCTGAGCGCGCAGGGGGAACCTGTTAAATCGAAGCTGAGAGATCTTGGCGTTGGAGCTGGAAAGTTAAGCGATCTCGGAACCCCGCAGGAAATATCCGCAACCTTGGATAAGGTGGGTGTCCCCGGCATCCGCTACCTAGACCAAGGCTCGCGCGTTGATCCCGCTGCCATACAGCGGCAGATAGATTTGCATCGGGGAAATTTGGCGGCGGGCAGCGCAATGGATGCGGCCGAGCGGCAGCGGTGGGAAACCAGAATAGCGGAATTGCAGACTGAATTAACAAAACCGCAGACCAGCAACTACGCCGTGTTCAACGACAGCCTGATCCAGATCCTGCGCAAATACGGGCTCCTGCCGCCGGTGGCCGGCGCCGGACTCATGGGCATGGGCGGTGACAACCAATGACCATCGTGCCATTTCCGGAGTGGCTGCCCGACCAGCCGGATTTCGCATCAGCGGGCGCGCCGGTCATCCGTAACTGCGTGCCGGCGACCAAGGCCAGCTACGGCCCGATGCCGACGCCGCAGCCCTACAGTTTCAACACCCTCGATGCCCGCTGCCAGGGTGCCTATGTCATCCGCGACGCCACCGGCGCGCCCTACATCTACGCCGGCGACGCCACCAAGCTGTACCGGATGCCGCCCGCCTTCGACTCGTTCTTCGACGTGTCGCGGGTCACCGGCGTCTATACGACGCCGTCGCCTTCGGCGGGCGGGTTCTGGTCGATGACCGCCTTCGGCAACCGCATCATCGCCAGCAATTACACCGACGCGATCCAGTCGATGCTGCTCTCGGGCACCAATTTCGACGTGCTGTCGCCGGATGCGCCAAGGGCCAAGTTCGTGACGGTGGTAAAGGATTTCGTCTTCGCGGCGAACACCATGGACCCGGTCGATGGCGCGGTGCCGTACCGTGTGTGGTGGTCCGGGCTCGGACAGCCGGATCAGTGGCCGACCCCAGGAAGTGTAACGGCGCTGGAGCTTCAGTCCGACTACCAGGACCTCCAGCAACAAGACCTGGGCGCCATCACCGGCATGGTCGCCGGGTTTATCGGTGCCAGCGACGTCGCGATTTTCTGTGAAAACGGGCTCTGGGGCGGCAACTACGTTGGCCCGCCGGTGCTGTTCAATTTCCGTGTTATCGCGGGCGCGCCGGGGACGATGTCGCCCTTGTCGATCGTGCCGGGCCGGATGCGGACAGCGGCGGGCAGCGCGGCGCAAGTGGCGATGTATTTGAGCGAAAGCGGTTTCCAGGCGTTCGACGGCGCCGCGGCAATACCGTTTGGCGCAGGCAAGTTCGACCGCGAGTTCTTCCGAGAGTTGAACGGTAAGTGGATCGGCTACGTCCAGGGCGTCTCCGACCCTACGAGCAATCTCATCTACTGGGGCTTTGCCTCCGAGACCAGCGCGGATGGCCTGTTCGATCGGCTGCTGGTTTACAACTGGGACCTGGCGCGCGCTGTCATCTGCGAGCTTGAACTCGAAGCCAACCACAGCGAGTGGCTGGCCCGCGGCCTCTTCGGCCAAGGCTACACGCTCGACACGATCGACAGCTTCGGCGACCTCGACACCATCGCGCCGCCGTTCGACGACCCGTTCTGGGCCGGCACCACAGCCGGCCGACTCACGACGTTCGCGCCCGACCACCGCCTCCACACCTGGGTTGGTCCGGCGATGGCGCCGACCCTGGACCTGCCGGAGACGCAGCCGTTCCCCGGGCGCCGCGCCTGGGTGACAAACGCCCGGCCGCTGATCGACGCCCCCGAGCCCGGCGACGATACTGTCACCGTCCAGGTGGGCGCGCGGGAGCGGCTGTCGGAAAGTGTCGTGTGGTCGGCCCAGATCCCGGTCAACATCCTGGGCGACTGCCCGCAGCGCACCACCGGCCGCTATGTTCGGATGCGGTTTGCCATGACGCGGGGCGTCAATTTCCAGGCGTTGCAGGGGCTCGACGTGGACATGGTTCCGGAGGGCAAACTGCGATGAGCGCCAATTCGCCGCCCGCCGCCGTCACCGTATCGGTGGCGCCGTCCGACGTGCAGAGCAACTGGTGGTCCTGGCTGCAGTCGATGGCGGCGGCGATCAATCAGCTCGCTGCCTGGGCCAACCGGCCGCAACTGGCGCCCCTCACCGTAGATACGCTGCCGGCGGGTGTGCTCCCCGGCACGCTGGCGTTCGTGACCGACAGCACCACGTCGACCGGGGTGGTCGGGTCGGGCGGCGGCACTACCCCGGTACTGTGTTGGTTCAACGGCACGGACTGGATCGTTTTCTCGTGAGCCTGACGACGTGGGAAACCGGGCCGGCGCCAACAGCGCTCCCCGGCGAAGCGGTGGTGCGCCTGCCGCCGATCGAGGAGATCGCCCTGCGCTGGCGCGAGGCCGAGCCACTCATTGCCAAGGCTACCCGCCGTACCGGCTGTTATGAGCCGATCGACCTCCTCGCCCTGGCGATCGCCGGCAAGTTCGGGATCTGGTTTTGCGAAGCCGAGCCCGGCCGCCTCGATGCGGTGATCGTCACCGAGGTGGCGACCTATCCCCGCCGTCGGGTGCTTGAGGTGCTGTTCGCCGGCGGCGGCAACATGCGGGCCTGGATCGGCCCAGCGGTGGCGGCGATCGACCGGCACGCGCGGGAATTGGGCTGCAGTCACGTCGCCGGCATGGGCCGAGCGGGCTGGGTGCGCGCCTGGGGCGCGCGAAGCACGGGGGACGTAATCATGGTCCGGGAGCTGCAGCAAAATGTCTAAAGGCTCTAAAGGCTCGAAGCCGGCCGGTACGACCACCCAAACCACTATCAACCCGACGCAGCAGGCGCAGCTCCCGTACCTGCAGCAGGGCTGGAACGCGGCGGGCAACCTGTTCAACACTACGCCGGTCATGCCGTACTACCCCGGCACCACGATGGCGCCCTTTAACCCGGCGGTGCAGACGGGCTACGAAGGCATCTACAATACCGGCGCCGGGACCGTAGCGCAGGGCCTCCAGCCCAACGCTACCGGGGCGTTCAACACGGCGGTCACCGGCGGCTACGGGGTCAACAACTCGCCAGCCTATAGCGCCTACCAGCAATTCGCCCAAGGCACCAATCCCAATCAGGCGAGCCTCAACAACCTGTCGCAGCTCGCGCTCGGCGGCAATCTCGGCCTCAGCGCGCTGGGCGGCGTCGCGCAGGGGCAGGGACCCGGCATGCAGCAATTGGCGCAAACGGCGAGCGGCGCCTACCTCAACAGCAACCCCTATCTCGCCGCCATGGTGCAGGCGGCGCAGGACCCGGTGACCCGCAACTACCAGACCGCGACCGCGCCGCAGGCCGATTATAATTTTGCCAATGCCGGCCGCTACGGCTCCGGCGCGATGCTCGGCGCCCGCAGCACCAACGAGCAGAACCTAGGCAAGGTGCTCGCCGATCAGTCGAGCAACCTCTATGGGCAGAATTACATGAACGAGCGGGCCCGGCAGGATGCTGCCGCGGCGCAATACGCCGGTTTACAGAACCAGGCCGGGCAGGGTTACAGCAGCGCCTACAACCAGGGACTGGGACTCTCCGGGCAGGCGCTCAATAACCTGATAGCGAGCCAGCAATACGGCGCGACCGGGCTACAGAGCGGTTACCAGTCGGGCAATGCCGCCGCCTTGTCGGCGCTCCAGCAATACCCGCAATTTGCTAGCGCGATGTTCACCCCGGCGCGGGCGCAGCTTGAGGCCGGGCAGGGCCTGACGGCGATGACGCAGGCCCAGATCGCCGACCAGATGAAGCGGTACTACGGCGAGCAGAACGCGCCCTGGGACACGCTGGCCAAGTATCTCAGCTCGATCGGGCAGCCGACGACCGGGTCGAATACCCAGACGTCGCCGTATTTCCAGAACCAGACCGCCAATGCGCTGGCCGGCCTTGGCGGCACGTTGGGGATTGG